TAACGGTCGATACCACGGATAGTCTGAACGACTGAAGGAGGTACAACAAGGAAACGATTGTCCATAGGAACATCGTTGTCGTCTAACTGCTTGACAGCGGCACGGAAGCCTGCGTCTGAGAAGACATCAGCAGGAACTACAGTGTCTACTGCATAGGCTGTGAGGCCTGTAGAAGCATCCATGTAGAATGAGTTGCTGTGAATCCAGTCAGAACCAGAACCATTGTCGTCACCAAGGTATTTGCCAAGGGCAAACAAGTCAGTGTCAACCTGCTTAGCAAGCGCATAACCTGCATCTGAAGTGTAGAACTGACGGAGTGAAGACAGAGCTTGCACGTCAGTGATGTCTTCGATCAAACGAGAATACTCGTAGTGTTGATCGATAGTGACTTGCACTTCTGATTCAGTTGCCGCAATCAGTGTTACCTGAGTTGAAGCCGCTTTAGCAGATGCATCGCCACGAGTAGGCTTAGGGATGTGTAATGTGTCACCCTTCTTGCCTGTCATTGGCATACGGTTTACAAGATTGGCAAGTACGAGTGACTTCTCGTATGCCGCGATGATTTCGTCAGACCAAATTTCGGGGATGAAAGTTGCCGCCGTAGTATTGGTGACGTGGTTAGTACCCAGTGCCATGTTAATTTCTCCTTAACACTATTTGACACGACCCTCTGCGTATGCCGCCATAATCTCATCTGAGAGTTGCGTGTAACGCTTTGGATCAGTTTGCATAAGTTTAATAATATCAGCACGTCGATAGATTTTTCGACTTGGTGCCTCTGATGATCCCCTAGTGCTACCAGTAGATGCCGCTTTAAGTTGACGTTTACGATCTTGCTCTTGCACTTTAGCAGTTTCTTGAACCATGCCTTGACGCTCTTTCCAGAGCACCAGAAGCTCATTTGCGGCTTCATAGTCAAACTGTTTATCAGCACGTTCGTACAAGTCTCTACGAACTGAAGTGGTATCTTTCCATTCTTGAAACTTAGGATCAGAAACAATCTCAACAAAGTCGGGATGATCTGTCTGTAATTTAGCAAGAATATTTTGCTGTTTCATAACTAATGAGGCTTCAGTCGCTTGGCGAACTGAAGGATGATTCTCAATAGCTAATGCCATTGCTCTACTTGGATCTTCAAAGAAGTCAATTTCTTCGACAGTTTCTTGTTGTGGGCTTGCGGCCTGTTGACTTTGAGACCTTATGAAGTCATCTACAATCTTGCGTAATTCACCTACTTCGGAACTTTGACGACCTAATAGCTTTTCAGCTTCTTGGTGCATCTGGACAATATCTTTAATATCTTTGCCCTGATACTTTTCAGGTATGTGGTCATCTTCTTCCTGTTCAAGGGTTAGCTCTTCGTTTAAAGCTTCCTCTTCAGGAGTGTCTTCTAGCGTAGTAAACTCTTCGCCGTTTTCTAGCTCTTCGGGTTCTTTGTCAATTAATTGTGCCATATTGTTAAACTCCGTGCCGTAGCATTATGGAAGTGATTATTTGCTAGCGGCTCTCTCGTGATCTCTAGCCCACTTATCATCAGCATCGGGCCATCCGATTCCTTTGAAATGTGAAGATACACTTGAGATTATCCGCTGTGCTGTGTCACCACATTCAGGGCAAGTTGTGAATAGATCACTAGAATCTACCCATTGCTCTTCAATGTGGTCACAAGTTATGCATTTGAAATCATATCGTCTAAGCATCCTCAGACTCCATGTCAATTGCATTTTTTATTCCTGTCTCAAAACGAGTGATGTTCAGAAGTGAACTACGTTGTCCTTTGACAAAGAATAATTCTTGTTCGTTTTTGATCTCTTCAATACTATAAGCATTTAAGAGTTCTTGGGCTTCACCTACAAATTGTTTCCAACCGGGATGAAGAAACAAACCAAGATAGTTTTCATAATATTTTTCATCTTCAGGTGCCAATGGCATTCTCCTGTGTTATATGTATACTACTATTATACCATAAAATACTTGATTTGTCAAGAGGCTTGTGCTAATGGGGCCTTCTTTTGTGGTGTCTTAGTCTGTGTTGATTGCTCTTCCAAAGCCTTAAGACGTTCGTCGTATTGCTTAAGAATGGCATTCACTTGTGTTAGAATGTTATCCAGTTCTTGTTTGGTTACCATTTTGGCCTCTCATTTGCGTTTCAACAATATCTTCTTTTGTTTCAATTTCACGTTGCTTAAGTGCTAACTCTGCAATTTTAGCGCGGCGTTGAAATTCATTTTCAGTTGGGTCTTGTCCCATACCTTTCATCACAGCGGCGTAACGCTTAGTTTCACTATCAATTGGTAGTAATTGCGTTTCTACACGATTTTGCTCAATCCGGGTAGCAATTTCTGCCGCTTGTGCTTGAATATACTCAAGTGTTGCCTGTTCTTTAGCCATTTGAAGCTGTTGAACTTGTTGTTGCATTTGCTGTGCTTGTGGATTAGGTTGCATTGCTTGTTGTAGGCTTGCAATGATTTCTTCACGATTACTTAAGTTCATGTTGTCAACGATCGCTTGGATTAACAATGGGTACATTGGTGAGTCTTGGCCCATTGTCTGTAGCAATTGTACAAGCTGTGTCACTTCATACTCACGAGCAATAATACCTAAAGAGCTACTAGCAACAAACTTAAAGTCCTTAGCAGGGTAACGCTCAGGGTCAAACTGCATATATCGATAAGCAACCTTTTGAACTAAAGGAATCAAGAATGCTTCTTGGAAGTTAATCAATGTACGTTTATGTCGCTTGATGATTGCTCCAAGAGACATAGAAATACCTGCCGCAGTTGAATCGCCGTTAATACTTCCCGGAATACCTGCCGCATCAATAGCTCCTGTTGCCATCTGCACCATTTGTTGGAGACTGGCAGACTGATTAAATGTGTTGGCGTCAAGATTTCCAAATCTAAACGGCTGTAGGATTTCTGAGGGATTGCCATTCGTAAGGATGGCCTTGCCGGGTCTAACTTCCAGTTTGCTTCCCCTAGGAAGGCGTGAAGCATCGACAGCAAGCATAGGATGTACAGTAAGCGCAAGCGCATCAATTCGTGCTCGTAATTCAGTGTCAAGTGCTTTCTGTGCGTTATATCCTTTCTCACAGATCCCACGGCCCCAAAAACGTCCCGGAACAACATCCCAAGGGAATGCAACGATAGGACGATCTTTCATCATAAACGGATTTGTTTCAGCTTTAAGAAGAATACCTCCGTTTGCAATGACAATAACGGCCTCAACATATTCTGGGATATAATCTTCTTCAAAGTCATCTACATCAACGGCCTCAAACTCTTCGTTTTGAGATTTACGGAATAAATCTGAAGGGACTAATCCATAGTATTTAGTTAATCGGACTTTATCGTCAGTGTAGAGTGTTAAATCTTGTGTTGGTTCAAGATCAATATCAACAGAGGCATCTTCAACCGATACACGGTCGTAAATACCTGCTTCTTGTGCCATATGTACTTGGTGTAACGGCACATACTCGTCAATTGCAACACCTAAGGCTTCTTTAATACTTGTGGCTACAGGATCAATCAAAAAGTTTTGTGGCATAACAGGTCGAACTTTAAACACAGTTCGTGTGCGTTCAAGAACACCAACAGCCTGCATTTCTCCTTCCATGATCGGCTGAGTTGCAGGAGTAAACTCTATTTCTTCATCTGCAATGATTTCTGCAACACCAGTACCAAACACAGCGGCATTAAGAATACACTCTGCTATGGCCTTCCGTGCGGCTACAAATTTAAAATCCTCATCAAGATGATTACGTAGATGGTAGATGTCTTGGTTATCTTGATCCATCATGTCGTCTTGAATGTCGAACCACTTCCCTCTTCCAAAGGTTGCTTCTTCGACCTCTGCGACTGCAGATTCTACGGCTTGTTGAAGGGCAGGGGAGATAATACGAGAGCGTTCTGATTGACGCATGGTGTCTTCAGCGGCCCATTGGCCTCTCCAAAGACGATAGTATTCGTCGAACTTTTCTTTGTAGTTACCTTCGTAGTGGTCGCGCCACTGATCGCATTTGTTGATTACCCAAGACTCAAGGGTCGTTGGGTCAATTGAGTTGTTTTCATATTCCATGTTAATATCCTGCCACAGGGTCTAAGATTTCAAAGTCGTCTTCGTCGTAGTCGTAGTAGTATGCTACTTTGGCTAGTTGGTCAATGTATGCAAGTGCGTCAACCAAGTCATCATGCACGAGGGCATTAGGAAACTGAAAGAGTTCGTCAAGAAACGCCGGGTTCCAATCACCCTCATTCAGTGTAATCTGTCCATGCTCAAAGCGTCCTTGAAGAGCCCAGACAACACGATCAGTTTTCTTTTTGTTTCCATGAGTCAATTCCTCCACCCTGAAGAACCGTTGTTTTGACTTCATCAAGTCTGTAAGGTAAGGAAGTACCGCATTTTTTAAGGCTCCTTTTTCGATGCCAACCGCTACTGGTTGATAAGCATCGACAGCCTCGAAAATCTTTTTGGCAGTCTTTTTGATATCCCATCGTCCATGTACAATATCCGCTACCCACCATCCGTCTTCATTTGCCTTAACGATTGCTATCGCTGTTTGGTCGAGTCTTTTGTTCTTAGACTTCGTCGCGCTTTCAACATCAGCAAAGCCCGCAAGGTCGACTGCAATATAATAATCCCCA